CCCGGAAGGTCTTATTGTCCACCGTCCAGGGCCTGGAGAGGACCTTTGCAATCGTCGCCTCGTTGATGGCCTGCATGGTCCAGCCCACCCCAAGGCCCCGCTGAAGCTCAAAGGCGGTGCCGTAGTAGCTGCCCAGGTACATTTCACGGGCGGCGGCGTCCACAAGGTCCAGCTGATTGGAGTATAGCGCCTCGGCCTGCTGCTGGATTTGGAGCTTGATGGCCTCCAGACGGGAAACGTGGACCCTTGCGCTGGCGTTCTCCAGCTGGCGCATCCAGGCCCCGTCTATGGCGTTCTGCTGACCATAGGCGATATACTCGCCCACGGTCCAGCGGAACTCTGCCAGCTCCCCGGCGGTCAACAGCCGTTTGGCGTCGGCCAGGGAGATTTGATTGTTGGCGGCGAACCGCTGATACCATACGGCGATCTGGCGCTCCACCTCCGCCTGGGCGGCCATAAATTGGCGCTCCATGTTCTCCACATAGGAAAACGAGCGGTCTTTCAGCGCATCCTCCATCAGCTTCATGCGCTGGGACCAGTAGGCGGGGTTATTCTGCCTTGCCATCGCCCTCACCGTCCTTCACGGGCGGTGTACCCTTGCCGGGCGCTCCGCCTGTTCCACGGGTGGCCTCAAAGGCGGCCCGGTATGGATCGGCGGCGGCCTCCTCCTCCTTTTCCTCCTTCAGCCGTTTCAGCTCCTCCTCCGGGTCTGTGACCCAGGGGTGCATTTTCACGATGGTTTCATTGGAGAGGATACCCACCGACGCCTTGCAGTTGTTGATGGCCTCGGTTTCGTTGATCAGCACGTCCCGGTCAAAAATGATTTTGACCTCGGTGCCCTCGAAGCTGCCCTTGCCCGTGTTGGCCAGGTGCTTGTTGACGAACCACAGCAATTCCTCAAAGGCGGCCTGGAACTCGGTTTCGATGCCGTTGGCGTCCAGGTCGATGTCGGAGTACATGGACTGAATGTTCATCTGATTGGGGTTGCCGCTCATGCGCTCGTCCTTGGCGTCATAGCCACGGGCGTTTTCTATGATGGCGTCCTTCAGCAAGGCCAGCAGCGTTTTGAAGTTCTCCGCGTTGACCTCCAGCGTCAGGGTGTCCACCCCGCCCTCCGTGTTTTCATAGGACCGCACTTTGATGGCCCCATAGGTGGCCAGGTTGTGACGGAACCGGCCCAGGTCCTCCCCGTCATAGTTCCGAATAACCAGGATGGTGCTGTGTACGTCCTCCTCCATCTGATTGGCAAAATTGGAGAGGACGTCGTTGTAGGCGTCCTGGAGGCACTTCACCCTGGACAGCAGCGGCAGCTCATGGTGGGAGCTTTTGAAGCAGACCAGGGGGATGCGCTCCCAGTTGTAGGTCTTGGCCTCCCCGCTGCCCTCGTCCGTTTCGGTGATGTAGGGGCCGGAGCGGGCGTAGCCGTCCGGGATCAGGGTGCCGTCGTCCTTGCGGATGAAGCAATCCACCCCGCCCCCGTGCATGACCTCGACCTTGACCACTTCCTTGGCCTGCTCCGTTTCGTCGTACTCCTGGACCATGTAGACATGGACCGCAGCGTCCAGGATCGTATGGTCGGCGTCGGCCCAGAACGGCAACACTTCATCCGCCGGGAACCGCTTAAAGGCCAGCTCCCCGGCCTCATAGTACGGATACACCCAGCTCTTGCCGCCGATCCACGCCCCCTCGCCCACGGCCCGGAGCAGCCGCCGGAACCGAGCGCCCAGGACGTCGTTCAGCGCCTGGGCATACTGCTCGTTCTCCGTATCGAAGGAAATCGGGCGTCCGAAGGAGTAGTTGGTCTTTTGGTCCACCATCTTGGCATACTGATTGTTGACCATGCGGTTGTTGGGGAGGTGCTTCAGCTCCTTCAGCTTGCCGTCGTCGTCCAGGGCCATGCGCTTCCGGCCCAAGACCGCCTGCTTCCCGTCGTAGTACAGCTCCCCGTTGATTTGCCGCTTGCGTTCCGGGGAGGCCAGCCAGGCGGTGATCTCCAGCTCCAGGAACCGCTTGTCAGTCATGCCCCGGCGGAAGTTGGTGGCCGTCCGGGCCACGCAATCATCCCGCAAATTCAAAATTACCATAGCCGCTCACCTCACAGGCACCCCGCCTCTTTCCAGGCGGCGCACAATTTGGGACCTTGCAGCGCAATCCAGTCCACCATTTCCTCGTTCTTGGCCCAGGCCCCCTCCACGGTGCTGGAGCTGTCCGCCAGGCCGCTCTCGTTGAAAAAGGCATGGACGATCTCATGCCGGAGCGTTTCTTTTTGCGCCGCCGCCACGGTGCCGGGCTGCTCATGCTCCCAGCCCTTATAGGTCGCCATATCGCAAACAACGATTTCCTTTGTCCAGCTGTCGCAATAGCCGTCAATGGACCGGCGCGAAAAAACCTCGTCCTCGTCGTATCTCTTGACAGCGATGGTGTACCGCGTCCCCAGAATATCCACGGTTTGCATAATTGCACCCCCTAAAAACTGAAAATGTCCGGCGCAAAAATGCGGTGGACAAAATAGCGGACATCGTCCATGGCGTGATCGTTCTCCTTGATGGGCTTATCGCCGCCGGTAGCCTTTTCGTCCCAGCGGTACAGCCCGAACTCCCGGATGCAGTCCGCGCAGCCCTCGCAGATGAACAGCCGCCCAGTTTGGAGCTGGGTGGCCACATCCCGGATACCGTCCAACACGGCGTTGGACGCCTTGATGTCATGAAAGCGCCCATGCCGCCGGATGGTTTCCAGGAAGGAAGCCGCCGACGGGTCCACGATCACACCCCGGATGGGGAGATCACCGGCCAGCTTCTCCAGCTCCGTGTAATACTCCTCGTCCGTATGCTGGCGGCCCTCTTTCCGGCTGTCGTAGTAATACTCCCGCATCCGATACCATACCCCGTCAGCCCGGCCCCACAGGCCCATGCTGGTGGGATTGGCGGTGCCGTAGTCCACGCTGATGTAATAGCGGTCATAGGGCCGGGGGATAGCCGGGACAACGTGGAAGTCCTTGTTGAACATGGTATAGATCAGGCCCTCGGCCACCACCCACAGCCCCCGGATATAGCGGTCATAGAACACCCCGGAATACATACCCTCGTACCGCTCCCGGATACGCTGAGGCAGGGCCAGGTTGTCGTCCATGGTGAAATGCAGATGGAGGGCGTTCTTTTCCTTGGGCTTGTTGCCCTCCACCCAGTTTTTGTAAAACCAATGTTCGGGGCCTTCCGGGTTACAGTTGAACCAAAACTTGCTCCCCTCAATGGAGCAGCGGGCCAGGGCCTGCTCTACAAAGGACTGGGGTTGCAGGGCCACCTCGTCCAAGAGGACCCCCGCCAGGGTGATGCCCTGGATCAGCATATAGGACGACTCGTCCCGCCCGCCGAACAGGAAGTAGGTGTTCTCCCGCCCGGTGCCGTCGGATATGACCAGCTTGTTCTCCGCCCGCTTCTCCACAATGGTCAAATCCGGCGGGACCCAGTCCCGCAGATTTCGATGGTCTTGCCGCATATGGCGAACTTCTGGCCGCTGAACGTGGCCATGCTCCAGAGGACGAAGCCGACGGTCATGCACACGGTCTTGCCGGAACGGATTGACCCGTCACACACCAGGGCGTCACGGTCCCGGAACCGGGGCTGTTGCCACCAGAGCATAGCCAGCAGCTGGCGCTTACTCAACCTCTGGTAAATCATCCGTGTCTACCTCCCCGGCCCCCATGATAGCCGACAGCAGATTGTTCTCCGCGCCCTGGGGCTTGCCGTCGTTCCGGCTGTCCGGCTCCCGCTGATCCAGGTATTGCTTGCCCAGCCAGATCGCCATGTTGGCGTTCTTCTTGGCAAGCTCAAACTGGCTCCGGCGGAGGGATATTTTACCCGCACCGCGCTTTTGTGCAAAAACTTCGGAAAAACCCAGCTTGTAGGTGCGTCTGCACCACCGCTCCAGGGTCTTGTCGGTCACATCGAAAAAGCCGCAGATTTCCTCCTTGGTGCATTGGAGGCCGCACAGCTTCTCAAAATCCTTTTGACTGATTTCCTTCAGCGGCCTCGCCATACACACTCACCTCCTATGGTAGTTCTCCGGGTCGGCTATGTTGTAGGTGCACCAGTTACAGTCCCGGATGCAGCCCACGCACTCCGGGGGAATTGTGTCCAAGTTGGACACCGGCCCACATAGGGCCAACAGGTCCCGCCGCTCCAGCCTGGGCCTATCCCATGACGGCTCCCAGGTGGCGCAGCTCTCGTCCTGCTCGATACAGCGGGCGGTCCCGTGTTCAATGTCCCTCACGGCCTCCAGAAGAAGCCGGACGCCAACCGGGAAGATGGCTTTCCACAAATCATGGTAATCCCACCCCGGCCTGATCCACACCAGCTCCTGGCGCAGTATGTCGCCGCCGTCGGTCTTATCCGTCAGCCGGTAGACCGTACCCCCGGACACATAGTCGCCCATGTGGACCGCCCAGCGGAC